ACCTTCCTAAGACAGGACGTACAGCCGTACTAAACCCACGTCAGTACTACGCTCTTGTATCTCAGGTATCTTCTAACATCCTAAACAGAGACTATGGTAACTCACAAGGTAACCTTAACTCTGGTGAAGGTCTTGTAGAAATAGCTGGTATCTCAATCAAGCGTTCTAACAACCTACCTTTCCTTGCTGGTACAGTTAATGGCCAGTCTGGTGAGAACAACACTTACTCAGGTGACTTCTCTACTCACTGTGGTTTGATCTATCAAAGAGATGCTGCAGGTATTGTAGAAGCCGTTGGCCCACAGGTACAAGTAACAGGCGGCGACGTTTCTGTTCTTTATCAGGGTGATGTAATGGTTGGTAGACTTGCAATGGGTGTAGGTACACTAAACCCTGCAGGTGCAATCGAACTAACTTCAGCACGTAGCTAATTATGTCTCTTAATCCTGGCACAAGTGTAACAATAACCAGGGAGAAAGGTCAATCTAGTACTCTTAGTGGTATTGGTACAGTTGATAAATCAATTACCAAGAACCCACCTACTCCTTTAGAGTACGGGAGGAAGCATCTTAGCCCTGCTAATATTGGTACAGTTTCTTAACAATATAATATTATGGCAGTCCCAACAGCAGTTGGTGAGTATGGTTCCTGTCAAGGTACAGAGACCCGTATCTCTCCTTCAGATACAAGTGGCTCAGGCACCCCTTCAGCGGTTGCCTCCACAACTAAAAACTTACGTTTAGCATACTCCACCGTTGGTGGTTCAGGTGTGCTTGACACATGCGCTGTAGTTACAGCACAATATAACTAACTCATAGGGGGGACTTCGGTTCCCCTTTTTTTATTCACGAATCTTAACTATGACTACCACAACCGTTGATATCGATACCGAACTATCCGCAGTCAATGCGATTCTTGGTAGTATAGGTCAATCTCCAATATCAGGATTAGATTTTGCAAATCCTGAGATATCATTCATATACAATCTACTTAAAGAATCTAATCAAGATGTACAGAATGAAGGCTGGATGTTTAACAAAGAACATCATATAAAGTATACAAATAAAGTTGGGAATAAATTCCATATTGATTCAGATATAATACAAATAGATAATGAAGATGAATGGGATCGAACTCGTGACTTTGTAAGGCGAAAAGATTCTGATGGTATCTGGAAACTATATGATAGAGTTAACCATACTTTTGAGTATCCAGACGATGATTATTTCTATGTCCATGTCACTAGGTTACTAGCCTTTGAAGATATACCAACACCATTCCAAAGGTATATAATATATAAAGCATCAGGTAGAGCTGCTGTACAGTTAGTATCTAATGCTCAACTACAAAAAATGTTAGCAACATATGAAGCACAAGCTCGTGCTGCATGTATGGAATATGAATGTAACCAAGGCGACCATAACTTTATGGGGTGGCCTGATGATTCAGCTTACCAATCTTACAAACCTTATCAAATGCTCAGAAGATAATGTCAAGTGTCACACAAAAAATAAGTAACTATGTTCTAGGCATTTCGACATTACCAGATGAACGAAAAGCCTCCGGACAATTAGTTGACTTAGTAAATGGATTACCTGATGTTGTAAATCAATTACAAAAACGCCCAGGAAGTTCTTTAGTAAAAGATATCACAACAACTAGTAATCCATATGGGGATAGCAAAACCTATGCTGTTAATACAGGTTCACATACTAAATGGTTTACCATATACACAACCGATGAAGAACAATATATCGGCCAAGTCACAAATGGAGGTGTCGTTAATATTTGGAGATGTAGTGATGGTGCTTCAATACCCGTTGATTATGCAACTGTTGCTGGAACAAATAAAGCTACTTACTTAGATAATTCTGCTTTATCAGATGAAAAATCTTCTGATATACAGGTTATGACTATTAATGAAACTACTTTTTTCTGTAATAGGCGTAAGGATACTGCAATGAAAACAGCTGCTTCATTTAAATCACCTCCAAGAATTAATGAAGCTTATATAGAACTAGATAGTATTGCTTATGGTAAACAATATGCATTAGATATATATGATCCAACTGATAATACAACATTTACTTACACTAGAGCTACAGGTATTGTAGTAGATGAGGCTTATAGTTATAGTGGATCTAGTAATGGTGATTGTAAAGGAATGGGAAGAGAGATTGTTAATGTTGATGCTGGTAGAGGAATAGGTGCAACTTCACCTCCTACTACAGCTGCACTTACTGGTACTTATGTTCGTTCAGGTACTACTGTAACAGCAACAGTCACTAATCATGGGTATGAAGTTGGAGAATCAGTCACTATTGATTTCACCAGTGGAGGCGCTGCAGACGGTACATTTACTGTAGCTACAGCAGCAGATGCTAATACCTTTACTATTACTCATGGTGATTCTGGTACTATAAGTACAAGTAATCTAAGTATACCAAGAGGTAGAAGCAATCTAAGATATGAGATGGACACACGTTGTACACCTCAACCAACTGATGACTCGGATGCTGATAATTACCATGATGCTTATAACCCATATTGTAAATTACAATTTGGTGGAGAGGGCTGGGCTACAGATGATACGCATCAGTACACATCAGAAAAAGGTATTACAACTACTGTCACAATTAAAAGCCATGTGAATGTTATATCTAGAGCGAATATAGCAATGGTTAGACCACAACCTACATCTTCTAACGCAGAAGAGCATGTGTCAGCAGGTGGTATTTTAGGTGATTTAAAAACAGCTATAGATGCTATCAGCGGGACAGGTATAACATGTACAATTGTAGGTAACGGTTTACATTTATATAGGAAAGACCCTTTTGGTGTTACATCACCTGAAAAATCATTAATGAATGTTATAACTAGTGAAGCAAATAATATAGCTGAACTACCACGTACATGTCGTCATGGTTATAATGTTCGTGTGGTTAATAGTGGTGAAGATATGGATGATTATTACCTTAAGTTTCAAGCTGAAGGTATAGCAGCTAGTATTGAACAAACTGGTACATATGCTAGATCAGGAACTACAGTAACTATAACAGCTACATCACATGGATTAAGTAATGGAGATCAGATTATTGTTGATTTTACCAGTGGTGCTGCTACAGATGGGTATTATACTATTGCTAATGTAACAACAAATACATTTACTGTAACAGATACAGTTTCTGGTACTATCAGTGCAGGTGAAACATTAACATTCCAACCAGCTCGCTTCGGAGAAGGCGTATGGGAGGAGGTATGTGAGCCTGGTATAGAAATAGAGATAGATGATGATACAATGCCTCTGAAGCTCACTAGGGTACTTGCTGGTTCCTATGCAATTAATGGAGGATCCACTCGTACTTACAGTAATGGTTGCTTTAAATTCGATTACCCAGATTGGGGTAAGCGTGATGTAGGTGATGATGTCACTAACTCTAAACCTTCCTTTATTGGTAACCCGATTCAAAAAATGTTATTCTTTAGAAATAGAATAGCATTATTAAGTAATGAAAATGTAATTCTTTCTAGAGTTAACGACTTCTATAACTTTTGGGTTAAAACAGCTATGGCTATATCCAATGCTGACCCTATTGATTTACAATCCAGTTCTACATATCCAACTAAATTATTTGATGCTGTAGAATCAACTGGTGGATTAATTATTTTCAGTGCTAGTGAACAGTTTCTTTTAAGTTCTGGTGCAGAAGCTTTATTAACACCTGAGACTGCTAAAATAACATTCTTATCTTCTTATGCTTTTAATCCAGATACAGTACCAGTATCATTAGGTACAACTATAGGTTGGCTGAATAGTACTGCTAAGAATGCACGTTTCTATGAAATGGGTAATATAAGTACAAGAGAAGAACCTCAAATAGCAGAACAAAGTAAAGTTATAGATAAATTATTTCCACAAAATACGACTTTACTAGCTGAATCAAATGAAAATGATTTAATTTTATTTACTGTAGATAGTAATTTACATACTGCTACAAATGAAGTATGGGGATATAAACACTATGTTCAAGAAGGCAAGCGTATTCAAAATGCTTGGTTCAGATGGACAATGCCTAATAATATAATTTTCCATTCTGTAATGGATGATGTATATTATGTTGTACTTAATACAGGCTCTACATATACCTTAGAAAAATTTGACATAAAATTAAAATCAGATACAGATTTAATAGGCGATGAACCTGATGTTAATAGGGTACATTTAGATACCAAGAAAACTATTGCAACAGGTGATTTAACCTATAATGGATCAACTGATGTAACTACGTTTACATTAGGAGCAGGGTACTATAGCTCTAAAACTTTAACAGCTTATTGTGTTACAGACAGTGATTCTAGAGGTAGAAGTTATGATATACCATCTGCTAAAATTACTGGTACAGCTCCTAACGAAACAGTAACACTTCCTGGTAACTGGAAAACTTCTACTAAAGATGGATCTGCTGTAAATACAGATGTAATTATTGGGTATGAATATGAATTTGAAATAGAACTTCCAAAAATATATTTAACTAGAAATGAAGGAGGTAAAATAAAAACTGAAACTAGAGGATCATTAGTATTACATAGAATGAATTTTGATTTCCATGATGTAGGTGTCATTGATGTAACTCTAAAACGACGAGGAAGAGATGATTATACTTACACAGTTGAATCAAAAGAATGGGATAATGTTAATGCTAGTAGATCAACTATCGCAGATCAATATGTACATACTATTCCTATATATGATAGAAATGTAAATACAACTGTTCTTTTAAAATCTAATCATCCGTCACCTTC